TCTATACCTTATCAAAAATTCAGAATAAATAACTAAACTGGATGGACCTTATTTAATGGCCATAATCAAACAAAAAAGATCTTGGAATGGTATCTCAACCAGAATAGATGTCAATAATGATACTGGTGCTGTATACGTTTATTCTAGTGTCTCAACAATTGGCCCCTTTTCAACAGATGCTCTTCTTTTTAGAAGTGATGGAAATGGGAATGATTGGGTTGTTCAAAATCCTAATACAGTTGCACGTCTTTATAATCAGGCAAATGGTACTAGATCTAGTGCAGAAGAAATAGAGAAACTATTCTTAACTGAAGGAAATAAAGTATTTAATAATGATCGTGCAGCGGTTTTAAATAATCCAAAGAATTATAATAGTGTTCGAGATTCACTTGTAAAAAGACAACAATTATTTGATAAGAGAGTTCCAGGTGTTAGAGATCCGAGAACAGGTCTCACAATTAATTCTAAAGGAAATCCAACAAATCTTCCAGTGGGCCCAACCAGGTCACAGGTACCAGGAGCTTCTGGTGATCCATCCCCACCAAGTGCAGCAAATAACCAAGGACCAGGAACGGTCATTGGTTCAACTAATACAGGTGATCAGGTTCAGGTTGTTGATAATAATGAACAAGGATCCACTGCAGTTGATGATTCAAACCAAAAAAATTCTACTAGAACTGAAAACACAACTAAACCACTAACTGAAAAAACATTACTTCGTTATCCATTGGCAAATCTAGATGGATTGGAAGAACTTGGTATTTCTTATGACTACATCAAGATTAGAGTTCTTGATTGGAAGAATGGTCTTGATAATACATCTGAGGGTGTAACCAGAGTAACACAAAGATATAGTCAATCAAAGGCTTCTCTTGAAACTATTATCTTACCTATGGTTAACAATCTATCCTCCACAAATGGTGTGGGTTGGGGTGAAAACAATATGAATATTATTGAACTTAGAGGTGCCCAAATAATCCAACAGGGTCTTGAGCGTGTTGGACAAAATGGATTGTCTCTGAATGTAGCAAAAGAGGCTCTCAGTAATGCATTACAAGTAGCAAGAGATGTTGTAGGAGGATTGATCAAAGAGAAAGGTGCAGTCGCAGCTGCCCTAGCAGGTTATGTTGTAGGAAATGCTAGTTTCTTGACTAGAGGTGATGGTAAGGTCATCAATCCAAACATGGAACTTTTGTTCAATGGACCAAAACTAAGAACATTTGGTTTTCAGTTTGATTTTGCACCAAGAAGTAGTGAGGAAGCAAAAATTGTTCGTGATATCATCAAAGTATTAAAAGCACGTTCATCACCATCACTAGGTTCTGCACGATTATTCTTAGAATCCCCCAAAGTTTTTGAATTGGAGTACATATATAATGGAGATGGTAGTGATGAGGCCAGCAAATCAACTCATCCATATTTGAATAAAATCAAACCTTGTGCTCTCACACAGATTGACGTTAATTATACGCCTAATAACAAATATATGACATACGCCGAAGATGGTTCTATGGTTGCTACATCTTTGAGAATGTCATTCACTGAAATTGAACCAATTTATGCTAATGATTATAGTTCAACTGGTCACCCTGCAGGATACTAAAGATGACAACTCCATACTTTAGATACGTTCCAAACTTTGAGTACGTTAATAGACTCAGAGAAAATAAAACTATATTAGAATATATTCAAGTCAAAAACCTCTTTAAAAGAGGTGTTATTCGTGAAGATATTTTTACAGACTTAACAAATTTTACAAAATATTCAATTGTAGGTGATGAGAGACCTGATAATATTGCAAATAAGGTATATGGGTCACAATATTATGATTGGGTCGTACTTCTTTCTAATAACGTAATCAATTATCAGAATGAGTGGCCAATGTCACAACAATCATTCCAAAATTACCTTGATACAAAATATATTACAGAACAAAATTTATATTCAACCCATCATTATGAAACTAAGGAAGTGAAGGATAGTTATGGTTTTATCCTAGTTCCTGCAGGACTTGTAGTTGACAAAAACTTTTCGTATACCTTTTATGATGGTGGTCTTGGTACAGAGATAACAAAAACAAATATTACTACAGAAGTAACCAATTACGATTATGAAGTAAAAAAAGAAGATGAAAAAAGAAATATCTACCTTCTTAAAAAAGAATATCTGAGTATTATTACCAGAAATATAAAATCATCTTTACTTTATAAAGAAGGAAGTAGTCAATACGTCAATAAAAATTTAGTAAAGGGCGAGAATATAAGATTATTCCAACCCTGAAAAAAAGTAAAGGGGCCAATTTTTCCCAGGAAAAATTTAGCCCCTATTTTTGAAACTAAAAGCCGATTTTGGTATCACATATCAGCCAATTTTGAAAAATATGACATAGCATCGTCTTCATCATCATTGGATGAGGAAGGAGTGATGTCAGGGTCGTTGAAACCACCAACCTTCTGATTGGACTCAACAATTTGTTGTTCCAGTTTCCTCAGTGCATCCTCTTCACTGACACGTTTCTGTTCAGTAGGAGCATAGTTGTCATACTCAGTCTCTTCAGCCTGAACAGCCTTGGCCTTTTTATTACCAAGAACATAATCAAGACGCTTTTTCAGTTCATCATAGGACTTGAACTTATCAGGAGCAACCAGTTCAGCAAGAGAATACTCTTTGTTCCAGATTGCTTCAAGAGCATCATCGTCATCCAGGAGTGCAGAAGGTGCAGCAAACTCAGACTTATCGTAGTTCCAATAACCAGCAACCTTGGCAAGTTTCAGTTTGAAATTGGCACCTTGCCAGAAGTCAAAAGGATTGATAGGAGTCTCATCCTCATACTCAGGTTGCATTGCATCCATGATCTTGTCAAAGATCTTCTTACCGAACTTGTAGAGGAATACTTGACCTTCGTTCTGAGGGTTTGCAGGATCCTTTACAACATAAATGTTTGCGTAGAAAGACAGTTTACGTTTCTGTTTGCGAACAGTCTCTTTATCGGACTCATTTCCCGTGTTCCACAACTCACGGTTCAATTCACCAATAGGATCTTGTTGACCGATAGTAGTCAGAGAGTTCTCGATATACCAACCACCAGGACCCTGGAATGCGTGAGAAAATACCTTCACCCAAGGAAGATCTTCACCGTTAGGTGCAGGAAGGAATCGGATAACAGCATAACCGTTACCAGACTTGTCCATCGTGGGTTTCCAGAGACGGTCGTCTGTTCCTCCACCTTGACCCTTATTCTCTTTCTCTACCTGGTTTATCAACTTTTGGGTAAGGGTTCCAAGAGAAGAGTTCTTCTTTAAGTTACTGAAAGACATATTTGTATGTATTAAGTGTATTTGGTCTGTTCCTGGATTTGATTGGGGTAGCCAGGACACCCCGTAATTATAACCCTTTGGTCAGGGGTTGTCAAGGATTGATTTCTTCATTTGATCAAGAACCTTGGTCATGTTTGAAAAGACATAAGTGATGTCAACATCCTTTGGAAACCCTAAGGCAACCGCCTCTTGTAGAATTCTATCCTTCATCTTCTGTGCCTCTGGATCATCAGAGAGTTTCAATCGTGTATAAAGAATACGTTGTTTATCCAGAAGAACACCAAGTTTTTCTACGTGTTCAAGTTTATCATCCCTATTCATTGTAGAGAACTCAAAAACTTTTTGATATATCTCTTGTTGGAGTTTGGTGATGTTCTCCATCTCCTCACGAACTAATTCTGAACTAAAGAAACTACTCATCAGACTCCTATTACTTCTCTTAAGATACGTTTGTATGAAAATACATCAATATGTATAAAAGAACTATACTTATCAATTCTCATAGACAAGAACTCCCAAACAGGATCTTTGAGTTTTTTATCAAAGTTTTTTTTAAATCCTAGAATTCTGTCCAGGATGATCAAAGTTTCTAGTGATACGTTCTTTGCAAGGTGTTCTTTGACAATGATAGGGTGACGGGTTCCATCAATCTCAAACACACTATCAAACTTTTTACCATCAAACAGATCACTGACTTCATTCTTGAAAACATATGACATTGATTGATGTTTTCTCTTCCATTCAGAATAATTACCCTCACCCTCTTTTGCAATCTGACCAATCCAAAGAGACTGTGGATCATCACAACTCACAAAATTTGCCACGAAGTATTCAATCACTTCATGATCATCCTTCTGTCGTGATAACTTCTCAAAGAAAAATCTATCCTTTCGTTTATAAAACGATTGGATAGATGCTCTAGACTTACCACAATATTTGTGATAATCATATGTTTTTTTAGTGAAATGATTTTTCAGTCCAAGGTAAGACTTGTACACATCGAAGGGTTGCACTTTGGGAATCATATAGGAAGTTTAGCGTGAGATGTTCTCTTCAAAAAGTTTAGTTCAATAGCCTCACATTTGATCTTCTCTTTCAGAGGTTTAGAGATCAGTTTGGGCACAGACTCTACATCAATATTGTTTTTCTCACAGAAGAATACAATCGAATCAATATAACTCATGTCAACATTATCTGAATGGATTTTTTCAATCTCTTCAGAGAACTTTCTTGGACAGTAAAACTTACTCTCCAAGAGTTTATTGATATCTTGATCTTCAGGCATCTTTCTGTAATTTGAATTCAACAAACTCTCTAATGTACTTAGTGAGTAACTTGATGTACTTAGCTTTATTGTATTCTTCATAGACTTCACATTCTCCATTTTCACAAGTCATTATAATAACGAATTTTTTAACTGTAAGACCAGTCAATTCATACAACATACATGCATATGCTGCACACTGTACAAAATATCCTTCAATCCACTCACGTTTTTTTGGTTTCTTTGATGTCTTGAAGTCGATGATAGCCAATTCGTTATTATACTCGGCTATACAATCTACGGTTCCAGCAATACCTAAGTACTCACTATAGAGGGGTTTTTCTAGACCATGTATATTATCTATGTTGTTTAGATCACCCTTGGCAATCTTGAATAGAAAGTCGGAAAGAGGTTGAACCTCTGGAAGATCCTCATTCTTTAGATAATGTTCGATTAAAGTATGAGTATCAGTACCACGACTAGTAGCCTGTTTAGTTACTTTGTTTGCTTCTTCTATACCAACCCTCTTCCGCCAGTCTGCAAAGATCTGACGGTTATAGTGACTGATGACAGAAGTGATTGAAACTAATTTTTTTCCAGAGGGAGTATCATAAAACCTAACGCCATCAATATCTTTTCTTTCAAGAATTGGGGTGTCTAATTCAACGTGTTTAAACATTACATACCTAGTTCAAGTTTTGCCACAATATATTCCTTAACAAGTCCACTTCTACAAATGTCTTCTGCTTGGAATTCAATTGTATCAAAAGATGGCATATTATTCAAGATTTTCATGAAGTCAATAATACCATTTCGTTCCGCAGTCTTAATCAAATCAGACTGAGTTGCATCACCACAGAACATTAGTTTAGAATCTTCACCAACACGGGTGATCATAGAATCAAGTTCGTGGAAATTTAAGTTTTGGAATTCATCAACGATGATGATTGCCTTATCAAGGGTTGTACCACGAATAAATGAAGTAGACCAGAATGAAATTGTTCCTTGTGCTTTGAGGTTGGTATACAACATTTCAAATGCATTATCATCTGGCATTTCAAACATATACTTTACCATATTCTTATATGGAATCTGATAAAGTGAAGACTTATCTTCATGGTCTCCAGGAAGAAATCCAATCTCTCTGGTGGCTACAAGAGACCTGACGATGTAAATCTTCTCATAAGGTGTACTTGGATCTAAAACATCTAGAAGGGCGTTGTAGAGGGTGATAAAAGTCTTACCCGTGCCGGCACAACCATATGCGACTAAGTTCTGGTTTTCTTTATATTTTTCAAAGAAAAACTCTTGATTTTCTGTGAGGGGTTCAATTCTCTTAATATAATCAAGATTAATTGGTTTCTTTCTCTTCATTTGTTTGTTACTCATACCAAATGGAACTGGGTTTGTAACTCCAATACCAGACTTACTCTTTCTAGACATAAACTCTTTGAATTAAACAGGTTTTACTCTTGAACCAGGCATTTTAGATGCTTTATGAAGAACATCATTCCAACCTGGATGACTCTTCTTCAGTTTATCGTAAACTTCTCCTACCTCACCAAACCCTGGGGCATTTTCTGGAGTATAGTATCTTTCCCATTCAGGATTATCTTTACGCCATTGATCCCAATCGTGAACACTCATCTTCACGTCTTTGGTTTCACCAGTTTCCTTGTTTTTTACAGGATACGTTGCCAAAATGTTCTCCTAATGATATTTTAGTATTTATTACCACTCTAAAGCTTCTGCAATAGTTGGAAATTGTTCTTTAAATATGTCCTTACATGCATTGGCAATTTCCATATGTTCTTTCTGTGTTCCATTGGCAGATCTAAGATCAATATAATGAATCCATGAACGAACTGAGCCTGTCATATACATTTTAGTAGGAACGGCAAGAGGAAGAACAAAACGAGCACACTCTTTTGCGATCCCCTCATCAAGCATTGTTTGGTATAATGCCATTGCGTCCCTGAAGTGATCCTGTATCAACATTTGATATTTTTGAATCGTAAACGGATCAATGTCATCAATAGAGTTCTGACGATTCTTAGTATCTTGCCGACGTAACTCAGGTAATGGAATAGTTTCTCCCAACAGAGAACTATCTGCATATCGTTGTGAAAATTCCTGAAAAGTGAACGAACGGTGGCGCAGGATCTGAGCTGCAATACCACGGTTAGTTTCAATCTCAAGAGTCATGAATGCTTGTTCAAAGATACTCCAGTGTTGATGTTTAATACAATATTTCAATAGACCAGAGATCTTTTCATTGTCTTGATTGTTTGGATTACTAACCCTTGCACAATATGCCATGTGCTTTTCAGCATCAGGACTCACATTAACCAACTTTACTGTCATTCTTGTTCCCCTTTATTAAAACGTTTACGACACTTTTTTACTGCCTTAAGTTCTTCTTTAACCATTTGATATGCATCTTCAGCAGTAATTCTACCACCAAGTTCCATGGCACAGATGACTTCAACTCTAGTACCAAAATGTTTTAGAGCTTCTTCAAAACAATTTAACTCTTCGTACATTACATCTCATCTCCATAAAATACTTCATCGTAATCATCAACTGGAACATTTGTATATGTAGGTTCTTCCTCAATTACAGTTTGAAGTTCCTCTGAAAATAACTCTTCCTTTAGTGTTCCTAGAAGGAATTCCATTTTACAAATGGTTGCTTTCAATCTTTCTTTATCCATTGGTATAGTAGGCTTTAAAGTATTTTGTAATTCCAGACGTACTGATGTTTCCCTGTGACACCCAGTCATGAGCACACTCAGAAATACTCTTCATACTATAAATTGGTTCTCCGTTTTCGGTCAACTGAGAACCAAATTTATTCAGAAGATAGGAGTAGACTTTTTCTCTAATCTCCATTCGTTCATCACTATACCGCCAGTCTTCCATAAAAATTAGAACCACACTAAAGATTATACACAAAAAAAGGGTGGGAGTCAATCCCACCCTCGAAAAATTAACTTAAGATCCTCCTGCAAATTCGTTTACACACGGCATGATCTTCATCACATTCAATAAGACAATCATAATAGTCATTCAAAATATCCGATTCATCAGATGTTCTGTCTAAACTATTGATTAATCCGTTTACGTCTTGTTTCCATCCTGCAAGTTGATTATAGGAAATAACGTTATGCATGATGCCCTCCACGATTAGTTTACTTTATAATAAAGGTCGATTTTTCAGTACACTTTTCTCACCTCTATAATTCTATCATATGTATAGGACTTTTTGTATCTTTGTATACATTTATGTTTTTTTTACATAAGTACAAAAAAAGAGAGGATTTGTAATCCTCTCTATAAAGTAAGTTTAAGTGTTATCACTTGTTGTAAGTATGACCTCGATAACAGAAAGTACCATGTACTTCGTCAACACCTTGCTGACACTCATACTTGACACCACGATAGGATGTCATGTGAATTTGAGCATCATGAAGAGCTGCTGCTTTCTTGATCTGGTTACGAATGAGATTAAGTGTGTTCATTGTAGGTCTCCTAAAGAAATGAGAATTTTACTTCCCGTTCCTTGGGTCGTTTGCGTCCCAGTTACACTCAGGTGTTGCTTCCTTTAAGGTCTCAATCACCTCAGTTTGAATGA